GCCGCGGCATCAAGCATATCGAACTGCTCATCAGGAATAGCAATATTGTGCTCTTCAAAGAGTGACTTGAGACCAGTAATGAAGCTCTCTGCGATTTCCGATTTCATCTTATGTTCTACGGCCATCTCATTCTTCTTCATCCATTCTTCCACAACATAGTTGAGGTAGGAATCAACCTGCTCAGCCATCTCGTTTTTTGCCTCATCAAGTTCAGATTCAAACTTTGTTTTGTATGTTTCTTCCAGATGCTCAAGTTCTGATCGAAGCTTTGCACGAACAGCAGCCTCAAAAATTGTTGCCGCCTTCTTCTTAAACTCCTCTGAAAGTTCACCACCTTCAGTTAGAGCATTGACATCATCGGAAAGATCCATAGCAGAAACACGTTCATCTATTGTTTCATCTTCAACTGTCTCAACCTGTTCTGCTTTGACTTCCTCATCCTCGATTTCATTTTCAGAAATGGCCACGACATCTTCGTCCTCTTCAACCTCGAGCTCTTCACGAGCACCAGCTTTCATAGGACCACTTCCGTCACCAATCGCTTTGGGGGATGCATCTGAAGCCTGACCTTTGCCGTCTTTACCAGGCTTAGGTGACTTCGATGCTTTAGAAGAAGCTTGCTTTCCAGGATCAGATGTGGCATCAGGTGAAACAACAGCCGGACCTAAATCTTCACGCTCTCCTTCAACCTTTTCAGGTTTCATAGCAGGAGCAGCATTCTTTTTAGGGGCATCGGCAGCTACTTCGTCTAGTTGCGTATCATCCGCAAATTCCTCTGCGGCCATCGCCTCTAGCTCTGTGTTGATATCTGTCATTGTTGGATAACTCCCTTTGTTATTTTTAACTATATATGTTATTTATAATATTTAGATTTTAGACATAAAATCCGCGAATACATCAGCTGCTTTTTCTTCTCTTGCAGCCTTTCTTGCGTACTTTTTATCTAACTCTCTTTTATATGCTTCGATGTCCATTTCCTTAATCATACCGTTTTCCCAAACCCATTCTTTACCTTCCATAATACCCTCTACAAATGCGTTTGGGGCTGAAGGATCTGCAACAATGTCGGCGGCAGTTGCAAGATAAAAGTCATCTTTGACAACGTGCATATTTTGTCTTGGTTCTAATGAACCCATACCTCTTGATGAAACGCCAAGTTTTGCACCTTCATCAATAAGATTTTTTACAATCTTACCATAAGGTGTATCCATAATCTTAGCTTCACCAATGAAATTTTTACCATCTGGATACAAAGCAGTAATCATATGAGACACACGCTCTAAATTTACTGTTGGTCCATCAGGATGTCCTAACTCACCAAAGGCACGTTTCTGCTGTACATATTCCTTATTGTATCTTTTGACTTCACTCTCCAATACATTCATAGGGTACATACGGTTATTCCGATTTTTAACTTCGGCCTGCATAAACACACCTTTGATGCGATAATTCTTTTTACCATCGTCTGTATCTTCAGTGATGTATTCTATTTCATCAACGTGCTCTGATATCAGCTTCATTTTATTCTTCCTCTGATTCTTCCGGTTCTCCTGTGATACCAGTATCTACTGGCTCATGTGTAACTTCAGGAGTAATTTCATCAAAAGTTGTGCGAGCAAATTCATGTTTTGCTGCTGCCCAACCATCGGCTCTTTTGGCAGCTAAAATATCATCAAATGCGTCATTCGCTGCACCTAGGTCACCTGAAGTAATAGAATCAACCATGTCTCTTACTTTCTTTGTCATAATTTAGTTCCTCATATTTATACTATTTATAAGTTTTGGTTGTTTTGACCGTTACCATTTCGGCGTGGTTCATCATCCGCATCAGGATATTCATCATAATCAGGTAAACCACTACCCGGTACAGGTTCTTGTTCAACACCTCTAGTAGGATCACCAAAGCCACCTTCGGGTCCACCCATATCATTACCGGCCTCACCAGATATTTTACCAGCAGCTTTCTCTTGTTCGATCTGACCATCAATAACTTCAATTTCATCGTCAGTCTGATGTAGGACATTCTTTCTTACCCATTCTAATGAGAAGTATGTACCTACATAATCGGTAATGAGTTGTAACTGTTCTACTCTATCTTTAAGAAGTTCAGATTCTTTTAACTCAAAGAAATGATTATCGTCATTAAAGTCATAGATAATATTTTCTTTAATTATATCCCAATCTTCTACTGTAATAATTCCTTTGAGAACCAATTGAGTTTTAAGAATATCTTGAAAGACACCAGCAAATCTTTTTCGTAGACGTTGAATAAATTTAGTAAACTTTATTTCATCTCTGGTAATCTCTGCTGATCGGCCCATATTAAAACCGGTATCAGTCAAGAGGCGTGAGGTTGGAATATTTAAAGAACGATAGAGTTTTTCTTTAAAGTAGTTTACATCTTCCATCTCACCTAAATTTTGTCCTGCGGGCAATGTTGTAATTTCTGTACCTCGACCACCTTCTCGTCTAGGCAACCAGAAGTCTTCCAACATTGACATTTGGTTACGGTCATCTTTGACCTCACCTGTAGAACCATCATAGACAACCTTGTTGCGATAACGACCCATCACATCTTTGAGATAAGCCTCTGCTTTAGGTTTCGGTAGATTACCTACATCAATGTAAAAGATTCTCCGTTCAGGTGCACGACTAATGCGATAGATAACAAGTGCATCTTCCATCATCCTTAATTGATTTGTAGGACGAATCGCTTTATGTAGATAACCGTATACTTGTTTTGTAGTAGGATTAAAAATACCAGATGTGCAATATGTGATACTGTCTGGTGAAATTTTCAGTCCTTGAGCATTCTTTATGCCGGGACCACCTATACCTGTAAGACCAGGATAGACACCTGCTTCGTTGTAGATAAAAAACTCTTGAACTCGTTTTACTAATTCAACACCGTCTGCTTTTTGTTCACCTTTATCCTTTTCTACCAGACGAACTTTTTTAATAAACTTAGGATCAATATAACGAATCTCTGTAATACCTTTACGAGACTGGTTTTCATCAACCATCTTATGATAGAAAATTCTACCATCAATATACCAGCGCCTGAATATATCATGTGCTTTATGTTTCCAATCCAGTAGACGTAAAATCTCTGTGAATTCTTCTATGATTTTACGTTTTACAGTTTCGGAAAACCTGACATGATCTAGGTCAAGTTTAACAGAGATATCAGTTTCGTCAGCTGTAATAGCTTCATTGATGATATCTTCAATAGCTTGATCGCACTCCGGAGCTTCTGCTGTAGTGCGATATTTACGAATTAGGTCCCAGTCGTTTTTTGCTGCTTTATCAAGATTGACGTACTGGCTAAAAAAACCAGCACCACCAGCAATATCTAAAGTGCCTTCTTCATCGGAAGGGGCGACAAAGGATTTCGCCTTTGCCGCCTCTTTCTTCCTCTTTACTTCATATCCAAATAATTCTGCCATGTAACTATTTATACAAATAGAGCATGACTATTTTTCGGATATTTTACCCCGTGTGCGGGTTAGGTGACCCAGTGACGGTACCACCGCCAGCTTGAGATTGCATATAATTGAATCGCCATGTAACGCCAAATTCCATTACTGCGTCATTGGTATCATAAGCGAGATCAATAGGATCAACTGTCTGTGGCCATATATGGTATAGAGTATAAGAATTTATTGGCTTATCGTTTCTATCCATCTGCGTCACTTTAGCTTCACCATAATAATCTGCTGGACTAAGCTGTCCTTTTGATAGGTTACCCATATCCTGCATCAAATCGGACCAGGTTTCTAATGCACCGCGAATACCCCACGCAGCATCAGAAAATACTGTTGTAGTCCATGCATCAAATGTACGATCACCAGCAACAAACACCTGGCGACCACGGAAAGGTACTGCTACCTCACCAATAGTCATGGCAGGAATTTGAGCCGAACGACATAGGAATCTGAATGTATCACCAGTAAGAAAACCGGCACCTGCAGCAGTCCGCGTAATGGAAACCTCAAATTGGTTAGCACGAGCACCGCCACCGGAGAGGCCTTGGACGAATGAATTAATATTAGGCATTTGTCATTTCCCCCTTATCCGTGTCGTCCGACTACTTCACTGAAGTCAACACCGGTTCGTGTTGCAATGAAGGTCAGAGTTATGAAGTTAATTGAGCGTGCAGGTTTAATATAGAAATCAGCACGGAATTCGTGGTTATCAATGACCTGACCTGTGTTGTTAGACTCATCACACACTGTCAGGAAGTCAATGATACCTCGACGTGCCTGCACATCTCGTAGGTATGGATCAACCATTGCCTTAAAGTTGTCTCTCGTAAACTGATCGTTGAACTCAAAGAGTACGGTACGAGCAGCCAACTTAATAGCCTCCTCAATAGTGAGGAACAATCGTCGGACGTTAATTCGACTAAATGCACTATTACGATTCAATCCTGTCTTATCACCAAAGAGCATTGTGCCTTCGCCCGGGAACGTAACAACTGGGTTGATACGAGCACGATACAAAGTATCACGTTCTGTCTGCATTGGATTATAAGCAAGTTCTACAGAACCACGGATCTGACCGCGGGACAAGCCAGCAGGCGACCACCATGGATCATTCGTTGCATCTGTCTGAGCACACAAACCCGCAAGGTGACCATTAAGTGGCACCCAACGATAAACGTCATTATAACGATCATAAGTTTTTGTGTAGCCACTATCATACACTACATATGAAGAACTACCCAATGCATCAAAATAACCTTTGACGTTAGTTGTTTGTGTATAGGATCGAGCAATGTTTACAACGTCACTTTTATCTGGTGAAATAAACGCAACACAATCTTTTCTCTTACCAACTAGGTCTGTCATAAACACACCGTGAGTTGTTGCGCCACCGTCATCAACACTAGAAGGACCAGCAATGAGTAGGTTAACGTCTTGTGTATCAGGATCACCAAAATGTTCGTTATAAGCAAGTTGTCTC